TAATAATATTACCATCATGTAAAGTGCTTATTCTAGCATTGTATGCTTGACCCATTTATTTATCTCCTGCCTGTTGGCACATAGTTTATATATATGCCGTTAATTGTGTAAGGTGTAAGTGCATCTCGACTTTCTAGTCTAAATGCTGCTGAGTAACAGCTTCCCTGCAGGTTTATTCTTATTAAAGGATTATCTGCAGCTCCAAAGATAGAAGTATTAAACACTGCTGATTCAAAATTAGAAGCAGAGAATACTTCCGGCAATTCGTCTTCTGGAGGCTGTTGTATGGTTGTGTCTTCAAAATCAAATAGTGTTGTAAGTGTCGGCTTAGAGTTACCTGTAGAAAATTTATCGGGGGTTACTGAAAGCTTAGCATAGTATAAAGTTTTTCTAGTTCCCATGTCGCCAAAGTCTAAATACGGAGTTTGATATTTAGCTATAACATTAAAAGCACTTCCGCCAGTAGTAAATGTATTTCCTGTATCGTGGTTGTAAACAAAGCCATCATTGTCTCCGTGTACTATTTTTTCTACGCCATCTGAGCCAAAGCCACTAGCGGTTGAAACAGCTTCAATGCCTTTTAACTCTGACCATTCAAAACCCTGCCCTGTGAATGTTCCAATAATTCCTTTTGACTCAGGAACAGTTTTAGTAGAATCGTTATAAAATAACCTGTACTGAGATTTAGAACGCAATACTAAACTAGAGATAGTGTAATCATTTACGTTTGATGCTATATTATCCGCTACAATTCTTTGAATGTTTCTACTTACAGAAGACAGCTCTACGTCTCCTAATCTTGCCGTGCCCGCCACAGTACGAATACCGTCAGGGCTGAGAAATACTAAATCACCTCCAATTTCTTGAATGCTGAACTGGTCTAAACAGCCTACGTTTTTAGTTACAGGAACTACTGCAATGCTGTTCACATCGTTAATATTTACTAGCTTATGTATACTGTTTCTGCAAAATATAATACAGTCATTTCTAAAACTTCTTAATCCTACAATTCTGTCAGGAACTGCAATAGCACCTGCACCAGAACCTGTAAAAGAAGAGGGGTCATTAACTGAACTGTAATATAAAGTGTTTGGATTCTCTGCTGTGCCGCCAACTACTAAGTGGTTTTCATGTACTGCACAAGCTGTAGGGGCTTCCGAACCGTTTACTGTTATTTCTTCTGAAAAATATGTCCTGCCTGAAATAGCTCCAGTACCTGTCATTTTAAACAAGTATGGTTTATTGTTAGGGTCACATACAATTAAAGAACCATAGTCATCAGCTCCCTCATAAATTACAGAAGCTACTCTGCCTTGACTTGTGCGTGTTAAATCTGTACGACCTGCAAACGTACTGTAGTTATCTCCATGCACATGAACAGATTGTTTATTTATTTTAAACCAGTCATCAGACGAAGTTCCAAAATAAATATGAGTGCCTGTAGCCGCTACAACACCGTCTGCATATACAGCTAAGCCTAGTATAGGCGTAGTAGAACTTCCGGGTTTAGAAGCTCTAAAGTTTGCATAGCCGCTTATTCGTCTATACCCACCATCAGGGTCAACCTCGAAGTTTAATAGCTCTGTAGCTATTCCGGGTTGTTTAAGCATTTCTATTTCGCTTATATTGGTGTTTAATCCACCTCTACACGAAAAACCAAAAGGTTGTGAAGCTGCCATTAAAATCTCACTCTATCATCGCTAATGTAAACTGGAGTAGGCTCAAGAAGGTTAGAGCGCATGCTACGCAATCCTTTCTTGTAGTCGTCTAGTGCAAATGCTGCAGCCTGTGGATTGTCTTTAAACTGCCAAATATAGTATCTAGCTCTTGCAAGAAGTACAGGCGAATAAACATCTGGGAATACTAAAGCATCACCGTGAGCGTTTAGTTTTGTTGGCAAATCGTATGCATAAAACCAAACACGATATACTTTATCTGGTATAGGACTTACTCCAAACTTACGTGAATCTGGACTACGTATAACTAAACTAGGCTCACCAAAGTTTTGTGTATCCGCATCATCTAAGTTTTCATGCACTCTACGGAAAGTTTTCCACTGTTCGTTTGTAGTGTACCTTAAGTTTCTACCTACATAAGGAGCAGTTGCACCTGCAACACCTACTGTAGTTATGTAGAAGTTGTCCCAATCTATCGACCCATAATCAGTTGTTATAGAATCGCTAGTTGGTTTTAATTCGTAAAATCGTTGACCTATAACTGTTTCAATATATACGTTTCCGTACATTGGGTCAGTTGCGCCGCTTTCTCCAGTTGCTAGGAAAGGCCATTGCGGTTCATAGTTTACAATATCAAGATATGCTTTGTTTACTGAATCTTTTACATGCTGCTGAACACCGATAGCGCTACTAAAGTTTGCACTAGTTAGAGGCAGCTCATTTAGCTCTCTAAGAAGCTCGTTAGTCAATTCTAAAAAAGTTGTTGCCATGTTTTATTCAGTCCTTTATGTTATTAAAGATTGGGGGCTTTTTACGGCCCCCGCACTTATTAATATACTACTCTTATGAGCCTGCAGCTACGCTATAGAATGCACCAACTAGTGCTTCAGGTCGTAAAACCTTAACACCAAATACGTGCAAACCACGACAGATGTCACCGAAGCTATCTGGGTCACGGATGACCTCAGTGCTAGTGATAGTCTGAGCAGTAGAGATAGCAGACATGTGACCTGCAAGAATCTTACCGTCAGCTGCAGCTGTAGCAGCAATGTTGTTAGACTTATACATGCTGAAGCCACGCAACTTACCAGAAGTTACTAGACCGTTGCGGATAGAGCCTTGACCTGCGTTGAAGTCTACAGACAATAACTTAGAACCAGACTTAGAAAGTTGCTCATAAAACTCTGGTGGAGCTACTACCCAACGACCTTCTTCAGGTACGTTTTCGTCATCTAGCATACGAGCCATGTGAGCCAATACGTCTAGAGGGTCGTTAATTGCTAAGTTAATTGATTTAGCAGCTTCGTCATAAGTACCTACTACAGTTCCAGTAGTGTCGTCATCTGCACCTAGAACATGGTTTGGTGATGAAGCTGATAGACCTGAAAAAGCTGCAGCAAGTACCGCTGCGTCAAACGCATCACGTAGAGCGTAAGCAGCAGATGAAGCTGCAACTTCTTTAAAGTTTACGTGAGACATAGAAGTTTCAATGTCATCTACAACAAACTTAAAGGCGTTAGCAGTATCAACAACCAAAGTAATTTCTTGGTCAGTTAGCTTAGTTTCAGTAGTGTCTGCACCACGAGTGTAAGAACTTACAGAGATTACTGGCTCTTTGATGATACGTACAGAATCACCGAATGCTGAGATTTCACCGGCATAATCGGTGTTAGTGATAGCTTCAGCTACCGATGCTTTACGGAAGAAGTTAAGAACTTTCTTCGAGTAAATTGCAGGTAGGAAGAAACTGTTGGTTTGTCCAGATACTGAGTTTGCAAAGTTAGCATTAGTATCCGTTGAGGGTTCAAAATATTGTGCCATGATTATGTTTCCTTTTTATAAAGACATTTGTTAATTAAGCCACTACTCTGCCTTCGGACATAGCTAAGTCGATTTCTTGTTCGTACTTATCATACTGGTCCATTGACAGGGAAGCGATTTCCCGTTGTGACCATACTTTTGGTTCATTTGCATCAACAGTTTTTGTTTTGGTTGAAACCATATCAGCTGCGGAACCAGATGGTCGAGATTGCGACCCTCCCGATTTACCTGAAGAAGTTGCACCTAAACCTGACTCTGCTTTATAAAGGTCGATAGCTTTGATTGCTAAGCCAACATTATCGGGGTTATTGTACACCCAGTCTTGAATTGCATCTGGTTGTGTTTTAGCCCAAGTATGAAACTCATTGCTTTGACGTATTTGAGAAAAATCAGGATGTGCCTGACTTAAAGATTGCTCTGCTTCTTTGCGAGCTACCTTTGCTTCTCGTGCATCTAGCGTAGGAGTTGTTCTACTTGTAACTTGTTGTTGAGGTTCATACTGTTGAGATTGCTCGGAAGCCTCTTGGTGTCTTACGTTTTGTTCGACTTGCTGAGACATTCGAGATTCTGCAACTAGTTCTTGCTCTTTTTGTTTGAACTCATTAACTTTGTTATCATAATGTTTTTTTAGGTCATCGTACCGCTTTTTATAATCAGTCGATTCTTTATCCGAAGGGGCCGACTTGCGGGTAGCCTTCTTAGGTTTGTCGTAGTAAACTCCGTCTGCACTTTCAAAAACTTGTGCATCTTCGATGTCATAGCCTTTGTTCATGTTATACGGGTTTGCTACTTCTTCTTCTGTTTCTTGTGTTTCTGGTATATCAGTCATGTCACTCTCCTTTTGGGGCTTGAGTCTCTACAAGGTAGCCGAGATGTTAGCTAGACATTCGGGGCTTGTTACTACAAGGTGGCCTCTAGGTTAAAATTATAATAAGGGGTTCTTGCGAAGTAGCCTTATCGTTTGCGTACACTTGGCATTGCATTTGCTGATAGCATTTGTTCGTGGACTTTTTTATCATAATCTTTTCCATCTAATAAACTATCCATCATGCCGCCTCCGTACTTTCCTTCTCGGTCTTCGTCATACTCACGCTCAGCATCATCCATCATTTTTTGGAGTTCGTCTGCGCCTATAACGTCAACCGATTTTTTGGTGAAAACAAATTCACCGTCCGATAGCCTAGCCGGTATCGAATCTGATGTGCCTGTGCCGGGACCTTCAACAGCTCCGTCACCTGCAAATTCTCCTGCAGTACTCATAATCTTATCAAAGATGTCTGCAAGCTTTGTATCTTCTTCGAGCATATCTAATAAATACTCTTGTTCTTTTTCTGACAACGATTGCTCTAATACGTGGTCAGCGTACTCGCTTTCCATCTCATTATCAGGCAGCTGAGACTTTTCTACTTCTTCTTTTTCGTCTTCTGCAATATTGTCGTAAGTATCTACAGGCATATCGTCTTCGTCAGTGTCTCCGCCTTCTGCGTACTTATATACATCGCCACCTTTTGCGTAACCAATACTTGCTGTTTGTTGGTTGTTTGATGGTTCAACGGGGTCTGGACCTTCAAGGTTGCTAATTGACGCTTCTTCTAGTTGTCCGTGACCTTTAATTTTTTGTAAGAAACCTTCGCCTTGTCCGCTTGATTTAATTATACCTAAAGCTTTTCCAAAGATGCCTGAGCCGCCGTTTTCTTCTGAGCCGACTATTTTACCTAGCAATCCGCCAAATACTTTTTTATCTCTTGTGTCGTCAGAACTATCTAATTTTTTTAAAGCTAAAAATATAACTTCTGGCTCAAAAGAATCTTCTACTTGTTGGAATTTTTTCATTATTTCTTTTTCTTCTTCAGGACTGTTTGCTTTGTCCATACTTTGTTCAAACTTTTTATTAAACTCAATATATTTTTTTACATCATCATCAAGCATACCGCCTTCTGCTTTACCTACTCGTTCTTCTCCGCCTGCAAAACTTTCTAGTTTTTTAAAGTCTTTTTGACTTAGTAGAGGTTTCTTTTCTTCATCCATCTGAGTGCGATGCAAGTCAGTAATAAATTCTGCTACGTCTTGTTTAGATTGCATAGCTCCTGAATCTTCAACTGAGCTTAAAGACTCCATAATAAAAGCTTTGTCCATTTTTTTATTACCGCCAGAAAAATCAAAAGAATTTATAAGCTGAGTTGTTTCTGACATAATGTTATCTGAGCCCGCAGCTGTTTCTTCTGCGCTGCCTTTTACTTTAGACACTTCATCTGCCATAGCTGCAATTGCTTCAGAAACTCCAGTGTCTGGTTCTCGTTCTTTTACAACGTCTTTACGAGCTGCTGACAAAAGTTCATCTGCTCCTTCTGTTGCTTTTTTAGCTACTGAGC